AAAAAGCTATGGATGATGCCACTGAGCAGTCGATTGCTTTGGAACAGGATCTTGAGCGGCTCAATCAGATGGAACAAAACATCAGAGAGCGAACCTCAACTATTCATGCTAACAATAACACGATCTCTCGGCTGCAAGGACGTATATCAACTATCGAAGGTGAATTAACAAATTCACTAGATCAAGGTAAATGGGAAAAGGCACACGAAGATTTATCTAAGCTAGTAGCTAGTAAAGATACTCTTATGGAGGTATTCTTTCAAAACAGTGAAGAGAATAGTTATAATCTAGTCATGGCTGAAATGCTTAAAGACACTGGTATTAAGACTAAGGTTATTAAACAGTACCTTCCTGTCATCAATAAGTTAGTCAATCAATATCTACAAGTCTTAGATTTCTTCGTACATTTTGATCTTGATGAAAGCTTTAATGAAACTATTAGATCGCGTCATCGTGATTCTTTTTCATATGATTCGTTTTCTGAAGGTGAAAAGCAACGTATTGATTTAGCCTTATTATTTACATGGCGTATGATCGCACGCATGAAAAACTCAGTATCTACTAATCTGCTAGTATTGGATGAAACATTTGATTCTAGCTTAGATCATGATGGTGTTGAGAATCTGATGAAGATTTTATACACACTCGAAGATGATACGAACACATTTATCATCTCACACAAAGGTGATATTCTTGACAATAAATTTGAGCGCAAGATCGAGTTTGTTAAGGATAGAAATTTTTCCAAAATTAAAGATTTACAACCAATAAAAATAGCTGTATAATACTAACTAATATGGAAAAAGGATATATATAATGTCGTTAGAACTTTCAAGTGACACCTTGGAGATCTTGAAAAACTATTCGTCGATCAATTCAAATCTGGTCGTTCGTAATGGTAACACCTTGAATACTATCTCTGAAGCCAAGAATATCATGGCATCATCGGTGGTAAAAGAAGAGTTCCCTAAAGAATTCGGCATCTATGATCTAAGCCAATTTCTTGGGGTTATGAGTCTGGTACACAGTCCAGCACTCAATTTCCACGAAGAATTTGTGGAAATCAGTGACGCATCTTCGGGTCGTTCGAAGGTCCGTTACTTCTACTCAGATCCTGAGCATCTTACTTCTCCAACTAAGATGCCTAAAATTCCAGACGTATTTGATTGTACGTTTGTTTTGAATGAAAAAGATCTGGGATCAATCAAGCGTGCAGCTAGCACTCTTGGTCACGATAACTTGTCGATTACTGGTAGTGATGGGGTTCTCACACTCTCGGTCACCGACAACGAGAACAAAACGGCTAATATGTTCTCAATCGATGTCCCGGGGGAGTTTACTTCCTCGGGATTTGAGTATATAATAAAAATCTCAAATTTAAAGATTATGACTGGAAGCTATAACGTTAGCATCTCCAATCGAAAGATCTCTCAATTTGAAAATACCTCCAACCAAATCCAATATTGGATCGCCGTAGACAAAGATTCGAAAGTAGGAGAATAAATTATGGCTAATGATAAACAATCTGGTTCTTCCCAGATCGTTGAACTGTCTAATCGGGCAGCACGTTCTACAATCGCGGTTATTGATACCGTTGTGCAACGTGGTGGATTTCGTGGTGAGGAACTTTCTACCATCGGTCAGCTTCGAGACCAATGTGTTCAGATCGTATCTCTTGCCGAGGCTGAAGTAGCTAAAGCTGCTGAAAGCAAGTAATCCTTTATTTTTGTTATGGAGAATGTGAATGAAAGACTTTTTGTGGGTGGAAAAGTATCGTCCACAAACGATACAAGATACCATCCTACCTGATAGTCTAAAACGAACCTTTCAATCAATGGTAGATGCTGGTGAATTGCAGAATATGCTTTTTGCCGGCACTGCCGGATTAGGTAAAACCACTGTAGCCCGTGCTTTGTGTAATGAACTTGACATGGACTACATTATAATCAATGGATCTGAAGAAGGCAATATCGACACTCTTCGAGGTAAGATTAAACAGTTTGCTTCTACAGTATCTCTTTCCGGTAATGGTAAAGTAGTCATCTTAGATGAAGCTGACTATTTAAATCCACAATCAACTCAACCTGCATTGCGAGGATTTATCGAACAATTTTCTGATAACTGTCGATTTATCTTTACATGCAATTTTAAAAATAAGATTATTGAACCACTTCATTCTCGTTGTGGTGTATATGAATTTAATACGTCTAAAAAAGATCTAGTTGGCCTTGCCGAACAATTTTTTAAACGTGCTAAACATATATTGACTACTGAAGGTATAGAATTTAATGATAAAGAAATTGCACCGTATATCGTCAAGTACGCCCCTGATTGGCGGCGGATCATCAATGAACTTCAAAGGCGTTCTGTTTTGGGGCTGTCTGTTGGGACTGGTTCTGATTTTAGTGGATCCTTTGAATCTTTATTCGGATTTATAAAAGCTAAAGACTTCAAAAAGATGCGTAGATGGGTAGCAAATAATGCTGATCTTGAACCATCTGCAATCTTCCGCGGCATTTATGATGCTATGGACGAAAAGATTAAACCATCTAGCTCACCGGCTTTAGTGTTGATCTTAGCTGATTATCAGTATAAAAATGCTTTCGTAGCTGATCATGAATTGAATATGGTTGCGTGTCTAACCGAAATTATGGCCGGTGTTGAGCTACAATGAAAACATTTGATATAGTCAACAGTATCAATACTAAAAAGCACATCGAATGGGACGAAGAAGCAGATAAAGCTTATGTCCCATTCGTTGTCAATCGATCACTTAGTTATTTTCGTGAGACTGTGATTGCTGCAAATGAAATGAATCGCTATCACCATATCGATAATAAGCTTCAATATCATTTTCTTATAAATATAGTTCGCAAAGGCAAACGATTTAGTAAATGGATCAAGCCTGAAAAAGCGAATGATATAGAAGTTGTCAAAGAATACTATGGCTATAGTAATGAGAAAGCAAGTCAGGCTTTGGCTCTCCTATCATCAGAGCAAGTAAATTATTTGAGAAAAAAGGTGAACAAAGGTGGTAGAAAATAATAATATAGAGTGGACGCCTTCGAGCATGCTCGAGGTAGCCCTCAACGAGCCTGATGACTTTTTGAAAATCAAAGAGACATTAACACGCATCGGCGTAGCGTCACGTAAAGATAAGAAACTTTTTCAATCTTGTCATATCCTACATAAACAAGGGCGTTATTTTATCGTTCATTTTAAAGAGCTTTTTCTATTAGATGGAAAGAAGTCAAACTTTGAAGATAACGATCTTGAGCGTCGTAATACAATTGCAACATTGTTAAGTGATTGGGGATTAATAAATTTCGTTAAGAAAGAAGAACTTTCGTGCGCGCCTCTCAAGCAAATTAAAATTATACCATATCGTGAAAAGGCTGAATGGGAATTATGTCCCAAATATAATATAGGTAAAAAATGACACCTGTTGATAAGCCTGAGTTTCTTGATCATGTTAGGCGAGGCCATTGGTATTATTTAGGCAATTTAATCGATGACTATGATTGGTCATTTGATTGGAATAAGTTTGTCGAACTTCTTGATACACATCCTGAGAAAAAGCTAGAGCATAGTCATAAAAAAATGAAATATGCTCTAGCTTCTCTCGAGGCTAGAGCATCAGCTCCACAAGGGGTTCATGATTTCTGTAGGGATTTACGTAGGGTATTTCACAAGAACAGGATTACGTGTATAGCGTTTCAGGGATTTACTAAGGATCACGAGAGTTTTAAGATTCATAAAGATACGATGGATGTTCTTTATGTACAATCGGTTGGCAGCATTGACATGTCTGTATGGAAATGGACTGGTGGCCCTGGTGTTCGTGAGCACATAGGAAGAGGTCCTGCCAATATTACAAGGAAACATAAGGACAAAGTTGAAAGGCTTTTCAAAAAAACATTCACGAGAGGTGATGCCATATGGCTGCCACGTGGTACCTATCATTTTATACAACCCCATGGCTCTCGTATCGGGTTATCTTTTGGAGTTGAATCTGACCCTAATCCCATGGATTATATTAAACCGTAGGAATTTATTATGCCTTTTTGTTCAGCTATAGAAAACAATTTATTTGTAAATTTACAAGGCAGTAGAAAGCTATGCTGCCGTACTCATAAAGATATGTTCGAGGCCGATAAGGTCAGAAAGATCATGAATGGCGGTAAGAAGTTCGAATGGTCTAACCAATGTTCTAGGTGCATGAAAGAAGAGCAAGCTGGTTTCGAAAGCCTGCGACAAAGGTATAATCAAACATTGTCTGGCACGCCTGGTAGGGTCGAAGCTTTAGAATATATTATGAGCAATGAGTGCAACCTTGCATGTAGAATGTGCTCAACTCCTTATAGTACTGGTATCCAAAAATTATTCAAAGACCATGATATGAAAAATGTTCCAGAGGCCTTTGTTTCAAATTGGAGTCAAGTCGGTCAATTAACAATTGATATAGAAGAGTTCGGAGACCTGTCTAATCTTCGACAGATCAAAGCAAGTGGTGGTGAACCACTTATGTCTAAAATGTTCTATAAGCTTACAGATCATCTTGAAAAGATAGGTGTACTAGAAAACGTATTATTTGAAATGGTTACTAATGGAACCGTATATTCTGAGAAGGTTATAAAAGAACTTAAGAAATATAAGACAGT